CTTATATGTCATTATTTAACATCATTTAGCAACATGTTTATATAATTAAGGCAAAATAAGGATATCTAAGCTGATAATGAGGGGGCCCTTAACAGGGGGCACCTAAACATCTTTATGATAATTGTTTTACACCCCAACACCGAACAATACAACGCTTTAAACGGATATAAACATAATAGCAGCGAATTGGTATTTGTTAAAGATGGCAGCGAAAAATGGATAGTAGGATTAGAGGTATTAAACGACCCTAATTTCGCAGAGATTCACGACCAATTAGAGCAATTAGAACGAATAGAATATACGCCTTATGAAGATATATCTGAGTAGTATAACAACGGCATTGGTATTATTCTTCGCTCCGATAAAGGGCATTATATTAATGGTGGCACTTTCAACTATTATAGACACTTGCTTTGGAATATGGAAAGCTAAAAGTTTAGGAGAGCCTATTACGAGTAAATTATTTCGTAATGGGTTAGTTCCAAAGCTACTCAGCTACATAGCAGTAGTGATGCTTGTATACGCCTCTGACGTCTTTATCATAAACGGCTTAACTCTTAGCGTGGTTAGTGTGGAATTTATATCTACAAAGGTAATCGCTTTAGTGCTGCTATCGGTAGAGGTTAAGTCTATGGACGAATCTTGGATAAAGGTTAAAGGCTATTCGTTTATAGACAAAATAAAAGCTATCATTTTAAAACTAAAAGACGTAAAAAAAGAACTATAATGGAATGGTCAGTAACTTTCTCCGCTCATTATCCTCACGACCGCTTTGCTCTTGGATGGGAGTATATCGCTCCTTCTAAAGATTACGAGTACAATACTATAACTATTTACCTATTTATAATAACATTAAACATAGACTATGCGACCCATTAATAAAGTAATTATACATTGTTCAGCTACTCCCGAAGGTAGAGACGTTAAGATAGACACTATTCGCCAATGGCATAAGGATAAAGGCTGGAACGATATAGGCTACCACTACGTTATTGAATTAGACGGACAGATACAAGCTGGAAGACCCGTAGAGCTTTTAGGAGCGCATTGTATAGGTCAAAATAAGTTTAGTATCGGCATCTGCTATGTAGGAGGGATGGACAAGAAAATGACTAAAGCTAAAGATACTCGAACTAAAGAACAAAAAGAGTCTTTGATAAAGCTAATTAAAGAGCTGCGCAAAAAGTATGAGATACTATCCGTACACGGTCACAACGAATATGCTGCTAAGGCTTGTCCAAGTTTCGACGTATCTAAAGAGGGCTATTGATGCAAGAAAGCGACCTCTTCGAGTGGTTAGAATCGAACATATACTTTCACCTTGTAAAGTCTAAAAACCAAATGAGCCGCTGGGACTGCTACTCTCCAGCGACTAAGCACAGAATAGAATTAAAGTGTAGAAAAACTCACTACGATACGCTATTACTTGAAAAAAAGAAGTATGACGCTATGCTTCAGGAGACTGCTAAGCACTCTGACGCTGCGATCTATATCAATTCAACTCCTAAAGGTATTTACCTATTTAATCTCCACGATATTACTCCTCATTGGAAAACTCAGTATATTAGAGCTACAACTGAGTTTGGCAATAGTAACCGCATAGCTAAGGAGGTTATGTACTTAAATGTCTTTGACTCTCGAGTGCTTAGTACTTTTTAATCTGCATTAGTTTTTCGGAAAAATTCATTCACTTTGTGTCGCTTTAATACATATTATAGTATAATTTGCCCTATCTTTGTGACAAAATGCACGATATATCGGCAAGGGCTATTGTGCAAAATTAGGTAGTATAACTCATACATTAGCTTAAATAAATAGGCTTAATGTTAGTTATTTCGGTCAAAAAGTGAATTTTACTGCGCCTTTGCCTGTATTTACGTATAATGTAAAATATGGTTCTTATTCATCATTTCTACGGTCTGAAAAAGTCGCCAACACCTAAAAAATAAATATGAAGTAAGACACTAAAATTATCAAACCTAAGAACATTAACAACATACTAACCCCATCAGTATATTTTCTATAAGTGTCGTATTTATCACTTTTGTCATCTGAGTTCGTAATATCTTTTTTTTCTTTTTCATTTGGCTTGTCGTTGCAATCTATACGCTGCTGACAATATAAGTAGTCGTAGTAATGTGTCCTTACCGCAAACCATTGAGCAATAAAATTAGTAACTAATCCAAGTGTGAAAATTATGCCAAAAGCATTGACCATCCAATGAGTGCATATTTCTTCTTTAAGTAAATACTTTAGTAGCTCAAAGTATATATAAATACCTGCCCCACATATAGAAACAATTAATATGTCTAGCCTTTGTACACTATAAACCATCCCTTTATGAGTAAATTTCCTTCGTTCTCTTACTTCTTCCATTTGTTTTTCTTTGTAACCCATTGCAATTTATTTTTTATTTATTGAAATTTGAAACATAATCTACAACATTGTATATACAAAATGCACCACGCTCGACTCCAACACTTCGCACTTTGCATATACACGCCGTTACAACGCTATAAATAAAAATAGCGTAACAATTGTAATAAAAGAGATAGTGCGGTTTGTTCTTATTTGAGTCTTTTGCTTCTCGTTATCTAAATGCAGGCCCATATTCTCAGCGTCAATGGTATATACAAGCGATTGTAGCGACTCTATATCTTTTTTGGCACTATCTATTGCCTGATAGAGTAAAACCTCTTTAGAGTGGCTTAAAATGGCTTGCTCTAATAAACTATCCTTTTGCAGCAATTCAATATAGACCCTATCCATCTGAGGGAGGGTTATGCAAATAGTCGTATCTCCGCTATTGTCTATTAATACGGTCTGCGAATAGGCTAATTTTGTTAGTAGTAGTAGCGTGGCGATAATTGTTGATTTTAGTCTCATATTTTTTAATAATTGTGACGGATTTTAAATTGATTTTTTCTATTTTTTGGTAAATTGTATCGGTGTTGCTCAGGGTAATAACTCTCGGAGGCTGGGTAGCTTCTTTTTGCTTTGATATATTCACAAGAGTTAAGATAAATAGCGTAGCAGATATAACTACCATTAAGGTTATTTTTATATTTAATCTCATTTTTCTATTGTTAATTGTCCGATAGGAGTTGCTAAAATATCTAAGTCTATGTTGTCGTGGATTACATTCCAGTTGTGGACTGCAATAGCGTGAGCATTTGAATTTAATAGCTCAGCGTTATCACTATGCTTGCTTATGAAAGCGTCTAAAGAACCGTATAGACTTTTTATACTTTGCTCTCCTTCTAAGCTCATTTCCGTTAGTACACTTTGCGATCTTAGTAAAAGAAAATAAAGCTCCGTACCTGGTTTTAGTTTTGCGCTCATTTTATTAATTCTATTATTTGGTTATAGTCTCTTTGTATTGCTTTATCTGAGGTTAGCCAGTTGGTTATGTTTTTTATTCCGTTAATAACCGTAGTTCTATCTCGGTTAATATACTTACCTATTTCTTTATTGTTTGACCTTGTATTATTTTTTGCAAGGTAGCAAAACATATGGCGAGGGTTTATAAGCTCCGTAAGTCTTGAAGCCCCTAAAACACTATCTTTATCTTGGTTATAGTAAGCGCAACAAATATCCATTATTTTATCGAGTTTTAGTACCTCTTTTGTTTGGATGCTTGAAGTAAGACTATGGTTATCTCTCATTTGTTTAATTTTCTCATCCATATAACCTTGCCTTTTTAACTCCCTTTCTAAAGTGCCGATGTACACTCTCAGCTTAAAAATCTCTTTATCTAATCTCTCTATTTCTTCTTTCATATTAAACTCTTTATATATTCTCTACTAATTTTAACTTTCTCTATTAATTTTTCTATCACTTCTGTATCGTATTCTATATCAAAAGTCTTTATACGATATTTACTTTCTACCTCTGAGTAGTCTTGCGGCTCTTCGTAGCTTAAATGCTCAGGAGTATTCATAAGCACATAACAAAGAGTGGCTTTGCGTTTACCCGTTAAGTGCATATAGACCTGTAATTGGTGGAAGTAGTCAGAGTTTTCTATTTTATCATCAAACAGAGGGAAGGTAAAGCAGTCCCAAGAGCTTTTAATATCTACTATGGTATCGTCTAAAATTACGTCAGGCGTTCCGCAGAAGTAATCGTCCTCGAAAAACTCTTCGTTTTTTATCGCAAATAGCCATCCAAGCTCTGCGGCTGCGTAGTCTATTGCGGAGTCCTCAACTGCGTTACCTTTTTCTAAGTACTTACTTTTGATTTGCTTACGTATGCCGTATATCTCAGACTTTAACCACTCTTGTAAATGGCTTTTAGTGGTTTGACTTAACACCTCGCCTTTTGAGCGAGGGTTAGACATAAGTTTACCAGCCGATGAGGCTCTTTGTTTAAATAGCTTTAAGTGCATCTTCGTATTTTGCTGCGTTAATGTTACTGATAGAATAATGCTCTTTTATTTTTGCAAGGGTTATACCTTTAGCGAGTGCAGCTTTCCAAGTGTTATCATTTTCGTTTATCCAAGGCTTATTACTTTTAACCGCCTGAGTAGCTGCGTTAGCGTCATCGTCTTCAGCTTGTAAGCCTAAAAGACTTTGCAAGGTGTATCTTCTGTAATACGTAACCGCAGACCCTAACTTTTGCGGGTCGTCCATATTAGGCAAAGCGATTGAGCTTGTAACGCTCTCTCCTGAGTCGGTGTCGATTATTTGAGATACTACCTCGCCGTTTAAAATAGGCTGCAATAGTAGTAGACCATTCTTTTGTAATAATGGCTCTGTATGTCTTAAAAGCCCGTTTATATCAAAGTACTTAGACTTAAAAAAAGGGTTTGTTTCGTCTTTGGAGATAGCTCCTATCTCTTTTTTAACGGCTGCAAGTTTATTGTATATTGTCATAATTGTTTATTTTTGCTAAGTTATTGTTAATGATTGTTTAGGGAGGTGGCTACGGCTGCCTCTTTTTTTTGGTAGTAATCCGCTAAGGTCTTACCGTTCTTGTTTGCGTTACGTATAGCTACTTTTATTATCTCGGTTAGAGCTGGCTCGTTGAAGTTGGTAATCTTACGCTCTCCGCTTATAACGGTGTTCAGAGTATGAACGCTAATTAAATGCTTCTCAGCTACTATCTGACGCTCAAAGCGAGTAGTATTAGCCTTTATCGCTCTTGTTAGCTCCTCGCCTAAGTATGGTTCAAATTGCATATTATATTTTAGTTAAAATTGATTTGTAAGCGTCTATTTTCTCAACGTAATAATCAATATTACTTTCTATTGTTGATTGTCTGCGATACTCTCTAAGTAGGCTTACTTCATCTTTAATTAGTAGAGCTATTAACGCTCTCTCTTCTAAGTTTAAATCTATTGTCATTGTGTTTAATTGTTTTGCAAATATAGTGTTTATTTTTAATACAAGGCTAATTATTTTGTTCTTTAAATTTTAAAATGCTTTCTAATATAAATCGATTCTGCTCTATGCCTTGAAGCTTATCTCTCATATACCAATAATATTCTGTTCTGATTGCTTTCGTATCTTCGATACTTAAAGTTAAAGATTCTAAAAAAATTAATTTACCCCAGTATGAGGGGCAGTCTTTTATTCTGCCTTTATTTTGCTTATATTCTATTTTTATTTGCTTGTCAAATATTGCAGAAATTTTGCTTATTATTTCTTTTTTTGAATCTTCCATTTATAGCGTTTTTTTAAATTGAAAAGCTTTAACGTAAAACTTATCTAATTCATAATCGTATAAGAAAGCATCGTCTAATATTAATTTTTGATGTTGCTTATTCAAATCTATTTGCGTTTTTATTTGTGCGTATTTTTTAGCACATTGCCTATCGCACCAAATTTTATCTCTTCTGGTAGTGGTAAATTCCTTAATGCAGTAAGGGCATTTTAATTTTATTGGCTGGCTCATAATCAACTGTTAAGTTTATTTTTCTCCTTTAATTTTAAATCTATAAGTTCAAGTAAACACACGAAGCCTATTAAAAAGTTAATAGACCCGTACACTTTGTAGTCGCAGATCGCGACCATAAAGCCCATAGGCATCAACATTGCCCCTACTTTTAGTATCTCGTTTTTCATAATTAATTTCCTAAATAATATTC